CATCAGTAATAACATCTGTGCCGCTGCTGCTCACAGACAAAGTAAAGTTCTGCACCGTTAGAACTGAGCCTCTTTGGTTCAACAATTTTGCTGTGAACAACTTTCCAGCAAAGTTATCGGTATAAGTAAGTGTGGTTGAGTACGCCCTGCCTTGATACGCAGTAAGTTCTCCACCTTCGGTTGCCCAAGTAACTGGCTTGTCGCCATAAATCGGGGTAGGAACGTCCACTCTTTGAGGGTAAGAACGGTCATCAACTTCTTGTGGTCTGTATACAGGCACATAGCGACCAGTTGCTTTGGAGATTCTGCGGAAACTTAGTACATCTATCTTGTACAAACCAAGACCTAGATGAGCACATAAATCACGGTATTGACCTTGACGAGCAGACACCATGTCCATAAGTTGGCGGTATCTTTCAGAACGAGGGATACTCACGCCATCAGGGGCAGCAATGTCTATATCAAAAGAGGCGTCTGTCGCCAAAGTATAAAGGGCAAGGGTAACCGCATAGATAGCCACAGGGTACTCTTCTAATTGCGGCAATGTTTCTACCGTTAATTTTCTACCCAGAGAATCCGTATGCCCAGCAGAGTGCTGTGCCAAAGCGTCATTAATTAAAGAGGTTAATTCAACATCAGTAAAGTAACGGTAATACAAGCCACTTACAGTCAACTCATCACCATCAGCAGGGATAAAATCTAGAACAAGGACTCCCGTTGATTCTTCAACATTTGCTTGGGTAGTAACTTCAATCCCGTTATTGTAGACAACTACGCTAGTTGCGTCTAGTGGGGAGTAATGTAGTTTAAATCGGTTGGTTGAACCATCAGCAACAAACTGGGTAACAAACGTTTTACCCATGTCACCAAGTTCAAGACGAACTTTACCGATAAGGCTTGCAGTCGTAGCCATTTATCCTCCGAAATCTTCTCTTCTATGTTCTCTCATTTATCCAATAAATACAGGATAAAAGGAAAGCCCGTTCTGCTGGTGAGGAGGGCGGGACCAACAGAACGGGCAACCTGGGAAGTTGTTACTGTCTCCAGATGTAGCCAAGACGCTCTAAATGAGCAGCAAGTTCTACAGGGACAGAATAACGAACTCCAGCCTTGAAAGTGTAGTTTTGTGGGGCTCCATCAACTACACCAAAAGTCATGTCTTCAATGTCAGTAATTGTACGAATAACTACCTTGTCGCTAAGAACAGAAACGCCAACCTCTTCAATCTCATCGATTAAAATAGGCTGGGTAGGGTTCTTAGGGTCAAAAACGTCATTCTCTAAACTGATTTCTTCAGCCTGACGTGCCATGGAGATTTCACTCTCTCGCTGGGCTCTTTCTGCTGCAACTCGCTTTGCAGTATCTTCAACTGCACGACCTGTTGTGTCCAATGGACTTGTTGGTTTATTTGCCACGATATGTTTCTCCTTGTTAGGTTATTTGTTTGTGTTGGGGGGCTGGCGAACCAACCCCCCGTCACGAGAGGGTTTGGCTACTAGTTGGTGTAAACCTTGTTGATAGCCTGGTCGGTGATTACACCGAGACCCCAGATAGCGTACCATGCTAGTGCGTGCTCACGACCAAAGTCTAGAACACCACCGTCACGAAGTTCTACTGGGAGAGAGATTGCGTGACCAAATGCGTTGTCACCAATCATGATTGACTCGTACACGTCAGCGGTAAGAGTTGTGGTGTCAGTTGGGTAAGCAGAGCCAGTACCACCAGCACCGTTTCCGAACTGGGTCAACTCTGGGTTACCACCAAGACCAGGACCAGTGTTAGTCTTAACTGGTACCTCGACCTGGTTTGCAGGAGCACCTACAACCGAGGTGTAGTTCTTCACGGTTGAGTTAGTTGCGTACTTCTTGACCTGAGTGGTCTCGATGAACACGACGTCGTATAGACGACCAATCTCACCTAGCATGAAGTTACCTGGAGCAGCGTACTTGGTTACTTCGATGAACTCTGGGTTCGAGCGAAGGTCACGAGACTGCTTAGGGTGAATGAACTGGACGTAGGTCTCACCAATCCTTGGGATGTTCTTTGAAGCAAGAACAAGGGCTGAGTCCTTGATAGCACCAGTGGTCAACTTGTACTTACCAGCGTTGGTACCAGAGCCTACAGAGGTGTTTGAACCTGAAACTGCGGTTGCTGGGCTACCTTCCTGGTATAGGTTGAAGTTGGTTGCACCATCGTATGCAGAGCGGTCATAACCGAAGGTTGCTGAGGTACCAGCAGCCAAAGTGTCACGAGCCTGAATGTCGAGGTACTGTGCCATGTGGCGACCTAGCAAACGAGATGCAGAAGCCATGATGTCGTCGAAAGATGCGTTTAGCAACAGTTCAGAAACTGCAACTGCGTATCCGTGCTCGGCAACGGTAATAGCAATCTGCTCTGCGGTTAGAGCGTTGGTTGACATACGAACACCTTCGGTTAGTGGGGTTGCCACTACATCGAAGTTCTTGTAACGCAGGAAGTTAACACGAAGACCTGGTGCAACACCAAGTTCAGTCTTCTTAACTGCGAACTGCTCAAAGCGAAGAATAGGCATCGCCTGGAACAGGATTTCCTTTGACCAGATGGTCTGAATTGCCGTAGACAACTGGCTGTTTGAGCCAGAGTAGGCGGTAGGGGCACCAGCAAGTTGGCTGGAACCAGTAATAGCAGAACCTGCCATTTGGGTTTCTCCTTTCAAGAGAAATAGTTAGGGGTTTATCCGAAGAGACCCTGACCTCTATTATTAGTGTTGCCAAGGAGTTTGGCACGGTTCTTCGCATAGTCTGCCATAGACATATTTGCAATATTGTCTGGAGTAAACGAACGTTGTTCCGAATCATTATCGAGGGGTCCAGAGGCAGGTGCCGTAATTCGAGCACCAACCATTTCTTTTCGAGACTGCTGCACACCTTGTGCAACGTTCTCAAAAATCTGAGCAGACTTTTCCTTGAGTTTAAGGATGCTCTGCTCGATTTCATCCTTTGAGTTTCCAGAAATCATATCGATTAGTTCTGGGATGATTGCTTCTCGTTCAGCCTCAAGACGCTGTTGACGATACTGCTGGAGTTCTTGGAACTCACGCTCACGTTCAAGGAGAGCAAACGCCTTTTCACGTTCTAAGCGTTCGGTCTCTAGTTGAGCCTTCCACTCCTGCTCTTTTTTGCTCAGTAAGTCACGGACTTCAAGTTCCGCTTCTTCCTGCTTCTTACGCTCCTCGGCTGCCAAAGATTCACGCTGGCGACGCTTCTCAGCACGCTCTGCTTCTTTAGCCTCACGCTCTTGCTCCTTCTGACGAAGGGTTGCAAGTTCTTCCTGAAGTTTTTCCATCTGTGGATACAATTTAGCCTTTTCCTGAGCACGAGCCTTTTGAATGGCTTCTTTAACGCTGTCGGTGTTAGGCAAAAGGGTTTCCTCAACGGCTTCTTCTGCGAAGATTTCTGGAGTTGCAAGGGTATCGACAGTTTCTACTGTCTGGTTGTTATCATCCATAAGGATTCTCTTTTCATTCTCAGGGTCGTTTTCCGAATTAATAGCACATGACCGTAACTGTTATTACAAGATAAGTTAACCGCATAAAATTTCTTTTGTGTGGCTGAACTTAAACTTTTTTTTTAATCTCTGTCAGCCGCTCTACGGGACGATGTTTGTGTACCGTATGCTTGGGTTAACAAATCTTGGCGTATGGCTGCCGCAGCCTGTAGGTTCTGTTGGGCTTCAACAGGGTCTCCGCCACCTTGAGGCTGTGGACCTAATTGACCATCACCTAGCACATCTCCATCACCCATCATCATAGGGTCGACTGGAGTGGCGGTACCGTCAGGTCCAACCATCATGCCTGTTAAGTCCATAAGTTGCTTAGTAATCTGAGCCCTAATTAGGTTGAGGGCACCTTCACCTTGAGCATCATCAATCAACTCAGCACGAATCTCAGCCAACTTCTCAGCAGGGAACTCTTCACCCAAAGCACGCAAAGCACCTTCTTTAGACTCAAGACCCATAGACATCAACTGTGCCAATTCATTTAGCAGAACGATGCGGTCCAAAGGCAGTGGTGGCTGGAAATGAACATAGTTCACATAGGTCAAAGGGTCATTAGGGTCTAATTGAACTAACTGATTGTTCTCAAGTGGACCATCTTCGTCTGGGTTGTAATTAAACGATTCTGGTTCTTTAACCGCCAAATTAAGCAGAATTAGTTCATTAATGCGTTCAAGTCCTTTACCATAAACCGAAGTTTTTTGTGACCAACGGTTCATCAGAGGCTGGAACTGGATGGCAAGTGCAACACCAGAGGTATTTGAAATGCCCTGAACCTGACCCAAAGCAGTCTCTGGAATGTTCATCAACTCGTGCATAGAACGCTTCAGGGTTTCAAGATACTGCAAAGCACCCTGAATACCATTGCCTCCGCCTTCAAGGTTAAATACCTGAGCGTCTTTTGGAAGACCTCCCCAAACCTTTTTTGCACCTTTTTCTAAGTTAGAAGCCTTGGCACCAACAATTACTGTTACAGGTGCAGCATGGTAATTAATGATGTCTGCAACATCGGTAGAAATCTCGTTGTAAGAACGGTTAAGAGTAATAATGTCGTGAGCGTCTGATAGACCCCAAGGAGAACCAGAAACTGGGATGTTAGGAATATGAACAACTGGAATCTGACCCAAAGGATTTGGGCGAGAGTCGATAAGTTCATCGTTGATGTATTCCTCAATAATGTCGTCAGTAAGAATTTCGGTGTAAGTAAACACCTGTCGTGTACCTTCTAGAGACGTACCCCAGAAACGATACTTCTGCTTAAATCTAAGCAAACGAGTTCTATCATGCGGATGGAACTCAGGGAAACAGAACGCAGAGTTCAAAGGAAGAACACGTACTCGTCCAGGATGTAGACGACCAATGCTGTCTTCCCAAGCCTCTTCGTAAGCAATCTTTACAAAACAGTCACCAGTGATTCCACCAGTCTGTGCCATCTCCAACAACACACGCTGTTTATCATTGTCTATTTCCCAAACACGCTCTAAACGGTTTGGAACAATAGCACCCGTTGCTTGTGGACTACGAAAATGAACTCCAGGTCCAAATGTAAATCTTGCAAGATAGTCTAGAAATGCTCGGTAATAGTTTACCGAAATTTGCATTTCACCTTGTTCACGGCGATAACCCCAGTGGTGACCAAGATACATAGCCCAGTTAAGGCTGTAACGGTTTAGACGAGGACCGTGGACCTCAAACTCTTCATCGGCTAGTTCCACCAAACCTAACGGAGAAATAGAAATGGTTAGGTCAGACGAAGCCGCCCTATAACTAGGGGGCGAAAAATCAACAAAACTCATTTAGTTCTTGCCCTCTTTTTTACTGTTTTGCTTTCTAGCCTGTTCACGTTTTTCCTCCAACTTACGTTCCCATAATTTCTTCATGGCTTTTTTACGAGCAGTGTGGTCAGTGCTCTTTTCAAACTTACCACCAAGTTCGATATAACGTTGGTGAACCCAAGCACTCGCTCCAGGCGATGGATAAGTTCTATATTTGGTCTTAGCCTGAAAAATAACCATCGTCCAGAGTTTTTCATTTAAAGGTTTTTCAGGACCTGGCATGATAACTCCTTGATGACAACAGCCTACCGCCCCTTAACGGGGCGGTATGGCTATTGAGTTAATTAGTCGTTTACGACAGTTGGGTTCATACGCATGGTACGACCACCAGAAACAACCTTGAGTTCTTGAATCTGTTCAGAGTTCTGTGTCATAGAACCGTGTGCAAATTCACCAAGGAAGGTTGGTGCTTCAATCCATGCAGCAGAACCTACGTGAGCACGCTCAGATAGAGTCTCGGCGGCAGTCTTCTGCCAAACAGGTGCGTTGCGGTTTGGACGACCAGGAGCGGCAGCAAAGCCGTTCATGATTCCAGTCTCAAAGTCTGAAGGAACGTCAGTGTCAGTAGCGACACCTTCCTCAAAACGAAGAGGTCCACGACGCTCTAGGTTGTCAGCCAACTTGCGTTCGTACATCTGAGGCGAACGCTCAGGGAATTGTGGTGCGGGGGCGATACCCATAGGTACTCCTTAGATAGAAGGTGGAAAGGAACTAGTATTTCCTCTACTAGTTTCTATGTTTATTGGCAAAATTTCATGCTAAAAGAAAACATTATTAGAAACTTCTACATTTGGCATAACTAGTTCTTGAGTGAGTGAACAAGCGATAGCAAGGCTATCTACGAAGTCATCGTGGGCATATGCCTCTTTTGGTGCCGCAACAAGGAAGTTTGGTCCTTTAAACTGTATTTCAGCGTCAGTCATTTGCTGGTAGAAACGTTTCCAAAGGTTTAGTCTTCTTGTTTTAGCATGTGCAGGGTACACTAACGACCCACGTTGAATTAACGCCTGAAGATGCTTAAACCGCTTTGATTGCTCAGATTGGCTTGATGTTAGGCTTATTACCTCTGCTCTGGGCATAAGCACTTTTAAACGCTGGGCTACTGCGTCACCCACACCATTCGCATCAACACCGATTGCCAAACAGTCATAATTAGATAAGAAGTTCACTATTTGGAAATACTGTTCTTCCCAATCGTCTCCTTGGATTTCAAGCCAATTTAATATTCTGTGGTCAAAATAACCAAACTCATCAGGGCGGTCCCAGTCAACCCAGACTACCGTGACAACAGTGGAGTCAGTTTTACGGGCTGGGTCAATACCTACAACTACTGGGGTTTGATGCCACATCTTTACGAGTTCTTGCGAAGTATCGCCCAGTTCATCCAACATGGTAGAGGTAACGAACATACCTCGTTCTAGCAACCATTTGCAGTTGTAAGACATCTGGAATTCATCAGAGTCTTCCCCAATACGCAACATCTCTTTACGAATGTGCTTTTCATAGTTTGAGTTAACTTTAGCGACATCTCGCCAATCCCATTGAAAATGGTTTTGTTTTGATTTCTTACTAGTTTGACGGCGTTTATTAAACTGAATCGATTTATAGAAGTTATTTTTGCTGGTTGTCGGAGTTCCAGTCTTTACCATGGTACCCGCATAGTACGCCATCATAGGAGAGATTGACTTATCCACAACGTAGTCATCTGCCTCTTGGCACTCGTCAATAACAATAAGATGAAAAGATTTAGACTCAATCTTGGCTCTGGGGTTGGCTGTCATCATAGTCATGGTAGAGCCAAGTTTCTTCAGTTTGATTGACTTAGTTACACCACCAACACGGGCAGCCTGGTCGTCAATCTCTGGGTCACCCAGAATTTCAATAGCACGTTCGGATGTAAGGCGGTTGATTGTTCTACCAAACAATGTTTCTGCCTGACCTTCGGTAGGTGCAAAAAGACCTATCCAAATTCCTTCTTTAAATCTGCCAAGCAGGTCTGGGTATCTTTTTGCCAAAATAGGCAGCAGAACCATTAAAGTGGCGACAGTATCTGCAATTGTTTCGGACTTGCCTGACTGACGAGAAGCCAGAGCGGTTATTTCTGAACCATCGTTAATTATGACGGATTCCATTATTCTGCGTGCCAAGGGCTTTTGATACGAGTGTAAATCATGACCAACTAAGGTATTTAGAAATACCATCATTTTGTCAATTAGTTTTCTTACAAACTCTTGAGTAAGTTCGTCTGTCTCTACTTCAAGAGACTCTAACGCCTCATCTTCTTCGTCTCGTTCTTCTAGATAATAGTCGGGGTTTATTTCCTCAAACTTATCTTCAAACTCACTCATTTTTCTGCTCGCTTGATTAGTTCGTCTGTAATCGCCAACAACGCCTCAGCACCTAACCGTGCCTCATGTAAGGCATCAATGCTACGGTCACGCTGATGATGGGTGATTTCTTTACCAATAACATAGAGGGCATTTTCTGCCCACATAATTAAATCAGGCGTCCCAATCCCAGACACCCGCTTTTGCAGTTTGCTGGCTGGCTGGAGTCCAGCCTTTTTCTTTGTCAAAATCTTCATCTTTTAATACCCGTCCTTGCATAGCGTTATTGAGTGCCGTTTCTTCGTCTGGTTGGGAACCAGTCCATTTACCAAAAACTATTGCTTTATGAAAAGGCAATCTAATAATAAATGGTGCAGCAGTTCTGAAAGGTTCTTCAATTTCTTGAGTCCATCCCCGAACAACTAACTTCCATCCCCATTTTACTGGAAAATCTATGAATTGTGTGAACCGAGTTTTACCGAGTTTATGTACCTTAGGCATTTACCTAACTTGCTTTCCTTTGTCTATTTGCTTTTGCAGGGTTGACACCACCACGGTTGGCGATGTCTGCTCTGGTCCTATTTGGAACCGTCATTGCTTGACGCTTACGACCTCTACGGCTTTGTTCTAGACCATAGAAATCTCCAGCCCTACGGTTGCGGTATACTGTTTGAGTAGTACGTCCAGCCTTGGGCTTAGTTTTTTGTTGCTGTGTTCTTGCCACACGATAAAGTGCTTCCCTAATCTTAGGGTCAACACTAGCCATATCGCCAGCATCTCCACGAGGTTTACTGATGAACAAACCATCAGCCGCTTGTGTATGGCTTTTCTTGTTTAGCCAGGGGCGACCTTTTGAATACGATGCGTGAAACGCTTCCCATTCACCAGCAGTTACCTCATAGTAATTGTAAAATGTTCCATCACGGAATACAACTGTCATAACTTGACGACTAGCATCATACCCAGCAGCGACAGTGCGGGGACGCTTATAGTCTGTTGAAGATGTCGGGACGTCCCATTCAACAAACGCAGACATACTGCCGCCAGCATCGTCAATTACGTCATCTGTGGCAGTTTGAGATTTATCATAAGAGGCAGGTGCGTAGAACTCGCCAGCCTCTTGGTAGCCGCTTTCAATATCTTTTTGAGTTAAAGCGTCATTAAATATACGACCAGCCTGTTTACCATACAGTTTACGGCGGTCAACTCTAAGTTTGGATACATCCCCACTTAAAATGGGACCCAGGAGTGCATCAATTTCTTGACGAGAAGGGTATCTTCCGCCTTGAGGCACTCCTGGGTTAGCCATGGTCTAACTATTAAGCGTAAGCAACCACAGTTATTGCAGCACCAACAGCAATGCTGTCAGCACCAGCGGCAACGCTCTGAGTCTTCACTGTACCAGTCACACCAGTCAACGATGCAGCAGGAGTAATTGCTCCAGTGTCTGCTACGGTGAAGCCAGTACCAGCAATAGTGATGTAAGTGCTGGTTGCAGCAGTTACAGTCCAAGTACCAACTACAGCGGCTGGGATACCAGTTCCCGAACCAATTGTAACCTTAGTACCTACTGGGTAAGCAGTGCTTGCGGTAGTAGTGTAAACATCAGCCGCAGTAGTAGCGGTTACGTTAACACGAGTAATTGACTTAGCGGTGTTAGATGCCGCTGAACCATCAGTAACAACCAAACCAGCATCCTCAAGGATGTCTCTGGCGTTAGCAGAAGTCTGACCAATTACGCTAGGAACTACAATGTAGCCAGCACCCTCTAGACCTGCTAGACCTGGGCGGCTGAACAACGGGTAGCCATTCCAACCTTCGTAAGCGATAACGTGGTTATCAAGAGCGGCATCAAGCAAACTGCCACCGTTCTCTTCACGTACATCGTTTGGCTGTAGTGGGAAGTTACCCCACACGAAGTCAACAGCCACGTTACCTGCATCATCTAGCAAGTTTCCGTTTTCATTTACTGCCATTTTTAAATCTCGCTTTCGCAATCATGATTGGGGGTTTCGTCCTCGTAGAGGATGTCGCCGCAGTCCCGACAGCGGAACATGCGAACGTCGTCTAGTGCTTCGTGTAAAGAGTCCGAGTTCTCTTCAGTACCATATGCTCTGGGGTTCTGTGCTAGAACCTCAGGAGGGAATGGACCTAGAGGACGTGTGTAGCCGCTAGGAACAGCGTGTCCCTGAACGGCAAACTTTCGTATAACAGGCATTACTCTGTTACAGGCTCAGTAGTCTCAGTTTCTTCTTCAACTACAGGCTCAGTAGATTTCTTTTTTGAAGATTTTACTGGCTCTTCTACAATAGCAGGAGTTACTAGTGCTAAGTCGCCTGAAGTCTTGCGAGATGCTAAAAATCTTGGCAAGTCATTTTCACAGTAATTAATCAAAGTTTCCTGATTAACCACATAGGTGTATTCTGCGTTTGCTTCGCAGTTTGCACATTTAACCATTTTGTTCCTTACTTATTCGGTTTAAATTTAGATGCGTCTGTAACTTTTTGTGCCGCTTTACGGGACTCTAGGTAAGCAGATTCGCTATCTGCTAGATGAGCCTCAAAACTACTATCTCTGCGGTCTACAGAACGAGTCTTGCCTTTAGAGTCAGTAACAAAACGCCTAGTGTTGTCTTGAGCCTCTGGTGCTGAACTTGACTCCGTTGGTTTTTTTGAGCCAGACTTTGGTGCAGATAGTGCCAACATAGGTTTTGCAGTAATAGCGGCTTTAGCATTACCAA